ATAATATGGAGCGGGTGGAGAGAATCGAACTCCCATCAAAAGGTTGGAAACCTCCTGTAATACCACTATACTACACCCGCATTATTTGGCGCGTCTGGCAGGACTCGAACCTGCAATAATCCGCTTAGAAGGCGGATGCCTTATCCAATTAGACGACAAACGCTTAGTTGGTTACTGGTCTTGTAACTGTTCAACTAGTTGGATAGATTCAATTGCTTGATCTCGCAACTGACCAATCGTAGACAATTCTTCACCTTTGAAGCCACCACGTTGTACTACAGTATCGATTACTGCGACAGTAGATCGTGAGACTCGATTAGCGAGGTCTAACAGTACTGCGATACGTTCGTCTTTAACTGGTGGTGTTGGTGCCTTTTCTTTGTTACTCATTTCTTATACTCCGTAAGTAGATGATTTTTCAAGTGCAATAAAATATTCAATGGACGATTGTTTCGACTTAAAGTTAGAGATCAATTTCTTAGAAATACCAACCTCAAAGTCTTCGGAAACAATCTTCAAGTTGTTCACATTCAGGACAAAGTTGAAATCAACTCCTTCTTGGAACTCTCCTTCAACATATGAGAAGAAACTATTAGAAGTTGCGTCATCGTTATCAACCACAGTAAGTTTGATAGACTTACCTTCGGGGGTGATAGAGATAGTATCGTGTCCTAGGACAGAGGACGCACGCTTCAATCGACTCAATGTATCAGTATCTAGGGTAAACTTAACTTCTGGTTCTGGCATGATGACATCTTTACTAGGTGCAGACAACATATCAATGTCAGAATAGAAGTAACGGTTACCACGAAGACCGGTAGAGTCAGAGACTACTACGTGAGTCTTTTCGAATCTTAGTGCGGGTTTCTCAACTAGACCCAACACACTAAGGAATTCATTAAGGTCGTAGATACCGAAGGTGGATGGGATATCGTCATCTAGGGTAACTTTTGCAAGAATGTTCTTTGCGACCGAAATAGTTTTTAGTTCATTGCCTTCACGAAACACAATGTTAGAATTGATGTTTGCGAAGTTTTTAAGTACCGATAAGGTACGATCAGATAGTTCCATGATTTAGTTCTCTCAGTTAATATACAGTCATTATATAACATTGGGCAACGTTTGTCAACCCTTATGCAGCTTTTAATTTGGAAAAGTTTTTCTCTTTAACAAATTCCAGTTTACGTTGGAATTGAGCATCCTCAAGTTCCGACTTGTGAGAGATAACAAAAACGTTTGTCTCTTCCCCTAGACTATACAGGATTTTCATAAGATTGTCAACCCCATCATCGTCTAATGATGAATCAAAAGTCTCGTCCAAAATCAATAGATTGGTTGCGACTGAATTCTTCATCTTAGCAATCTGTCTCCACGTAAACAATAGAGACAAATCGATTCGTTGTTTCTCACCTTCCGAGAAAGAATCGTAAGAGAAGTTATCACGGAAACGTGACCGGATAGTCTCTTGAAAACTCTCGTCCAGATCGAAATGTACAAAGAAGTCCAAGATCTGTAGGTACTGGTTGGTCAGTTGATTGATGACCGGAATGTACTGTTTGATGATCTTGGTCTTGATGCCGGTATCACGTAACAACTCAGCATTCACTTGGTTGTACGAGTACTGTTCAGCAAGGATATACTTCTCGTCCTGAGTTTTGTGCAGTTCGGTGTTCAAAGTCTCTAACTCTTCGTTAGCACTCTTGAGGTCGCCGGTGGTTTCTGATTGTGAATCTATATCAGAACGAATACTATCATTCTGTTTGTATAACCTAGCAATCATCTGGTTATTGTTATTCACATTGTTCTGTAAAGTCTTGGCCTCTTCTAACCGACTATGGAGTTCTACAAGTTGTTCATCGTAAGTCCCCATCTGTTGAGTTGACTTAGACATTGCAGAGTTCAGTTCCTTTGCACGTGACTTCGCAGATACCTTCTTAGACTCACGTAGGTCTTCGGCAATACCTTGGTCACAGGTAGGACAGTGTTCGTTCTCGTCAAAGAACTTCGATTCCTTAACCACAGTCTTAATCTGTGATTTGAAGGTCGATTGGTACTCGATCAGTTTGTTACGATTGGAGTTTATACCTTCGATTTTCTTCGACACGTCTTCTAGTTGTGTCGTCACAATCTCCATGTGTTCAGTATTGTATCCCTGAAGAAACTCGATCTCAGTCTGGTTAGCCGCAATCTCTGACTCTTTCTCTTTACGATGTGCTGTGTTGATTGCAGACAAATCACGTAGATACTTCTTCTGTGAGTTTATCTTAGTCTTACACATCTCTATGTTGTAACCATTCGTGGTTATCTGATCTCTCAACACAGACATCTTTTCTTTCAGAATACTATTCATCTTAGAGAAAATATTGATGTCGAGAAGATCCTCGATTACCTCACGTCTCGCACCACCGGTCAACTGCATAAACGGAACAAAGGAACTTGATCCGAGAACAACAATCTGGTGAAAAGATTTGTGGGTAAGTTTTAGTATATTCTTCTCAAGCATAGACTGATATTCTTTTGCATGAGAGTCTTGGTTGATCATATTACCACCAACCCAGATTTCGAATATGTTAGGTTTTATCCCACGAACAATCTTATATTCCTGTGAACCCATAGAGAACTCAACTTCAACAACTGTTCCTTTACCATTAATGGTATTGACCAGTTGTCCCTTAGAGATCTTACGGTGGGGTTTACCAAACAAACCAAAGGATAATGCGTCCAACATAGTAGACTTACCCGCACCATTGTGACCCACGACCAATGTCGTAGAGGATGCTGCAAAGTCTATCTCTGTAAAGGCATTACCAGATGACAGGAAGTTTTTATATCGAAGTTTACTAAATTTTATCATACAGGTATTATACCATTAATAGTCAGTCTTGTCAAACTTTATTTTATCCCACACGCATTTAATAGAAGGATCATATGACTTAGTGAAAACATGAAACTCCACGTCCTCATAACCCCGAATGGCTCTGTCCCTGCCCTTCTGAAGTCCATAGTAGTCGAACCCAGTTGCCGCATAGATAGTACCATTGTGCATCCTACGGTCTGCCATTGTCAACACATACCTAGGTTTCAACATCTTCAATGCTCGCGATAGAAACCACGAGGTAATGTTATATTCGTTTTGGTGTTTGTCGGATACGACCAGTCTGGCCATGTCCCAGAGGCCGGTCGTGGGGGAGTCCACTCCAAAGTAGATTGGAACGAAAGACGGATGACAATGCCCTTCACTGAACTGAACCACCCCCACGACATCCTCACCGTAGATCAAACCATAAAACTTATTGGTCGGTGCATCCATGTATGGGGTACCAAGATAGTGGTACCTCTTAATGCAATCTGATCCTTGACTCATGGTTATCTCTCGAACACCATATTCACTCTTCAAATTAAATTACTTCCATACTTTGGGCTTCTTTCATAAGGTATGAAATCTCTGTTTTGATCCTGTCCTTATTCAGATCAGTATTAACATTGTCAATATAATCGTTGACTAAGGTATGAGTATCGTCAACAGATATGTTTTCGTCACCGACATTCTCACCAAGGAAATCTTTAAAGTCTTCTGCAATCTTCAGTTCATGAATCTTCTGTTGTTGTACACGATCCACAAAACGTTCGAACTGTAGAGCATCACCCTTATTGTTCACTATGATCTTAACAAACTTATTATCTAAGTAAGACAAATCCCTGAACTTCCACTCACCCATCTCTACGTGGTCATAGTAAATCTTTTCGTAGATGGTGATTGGGTTACGGATCGCTTCCACTTCTCTTGTTTTGGTATCAAGGACATGGAAGTGTTTAGGGTCGCCACAATCATTCCAGAAGAATTCCATCTGTGCACCAAGGTAATGAATGTTACCCTGTGATGATTTGGCATGGAAGTGTCCGGTCAGTACAGTTTCGAACCGATCAAACGCAGACTTATCCATACCATCCTTACAGACTTGACCACGAGCCATCTCGAATCCTGCAAGTTCAAGGTGTGCACCCACGACTTCTGCCTTGGTAGTCTTCAGGAATTCCAGAGTAGATTTCTCATTCTCGGGATTGATCCAAGGAACCATTGCAACCTTCAGTCCACCATACTCCATAGTAGTCGGTTCCATGATAAGGTTAACCTCATTCATGTAGTGACCTTGAAGTTCCTTCAACGCGTTCAACTCATTGGTATTCTTATAGTACACATCGTGGTTGCCCGGAATGATATCCATCGTGATACCATACTCTCTCAACTTCTCCAGAAAGATCTTACGGTTATGCGCAAGTGCTTTGAAGTTGATAGTCTTACGATTATCGTAGTAATCTCCGAGATGGAGAATCTGTGTGATATTATTCTCCAACAGATACGGGAAGAACACCTCCGAATAGAAACGTTCTTGGTAACCCATAAAGATATCAGAAGAATTACGACACCCTGCATGAGTGTCGTTCAGTATTGCCAGCTTCATATAGTACTCATTTTATTAATAGATGTTACTATTATACATGATAAAGATCAGTCTGTCAAGTAAGAAAATCACTAAGATCAGAATCGACATTAACTGCACGTCTCTTCCGTTGTTTCTTTTCTTCTTTAACATAGTCTTTGAACTGTTTATCCGCATCTTTAACAGTATCAATTCGATGCCGTAATCCTTCCACGACATGTTGTCCATAAGATTCACCATCAGCAGATTCATCAACAAACATACTCACGTCCGCTTCTGCGATATACTTCATCTTAATGTCTTGTTGTTTCTTTTCTTTCTGGATTCTTCGGAGGAATGCGTACCAAGAGATCTGTGTAAAGTATGCGAAAGCATTGGGTGCGTTGGTGCGAGTAACTTTAGTGATGTCATAGTTCTCGATAGCCTTGAGACAGTTTTCTACTGCATCCATGACCATCTCTTCACGGTAAGTGTAACGAACAAAGTTGGACTTGTGTGAAAGTCCTTCTGCGATCTTCAGAAAACACAATGCGATATAATCGTTAATCATCGGACGTTCATTACCGTTTAAGGTGGCATTCTGTACACTTTCACAGTAGTCTACTACCGCTAAGGAGAACTCTTTATTGTTTACATAATGCGGTCTATCTTTAGGTTTCATTGGTACTCTCACTTTATATTTACCCTATTATACTAAATTTGGGTATGAATGTCAAGGTTTGTTTAGGTTTGTTTTCAAAGTATTTAAAGTCCCAGCCTTCTCAACTCTCTTTCTCAAATCACTAGAAGAAAATCTGTGAGACCTTTCATTGAAGTAAAGTTGGATACCACGTTTTTTACCGATATCTTTTCCGGTAAAATCCATGTCCTTGTATTCCTCTCCCAGTATACGAACATCGATATGACACATGGACAAGATATCTTCCAAGTCTGACTCTGTGGTATAGGGGATAATCTCATCGACATACTTACAGGCATTGAGTTGACTGTATCGTTCAACGATGGTCTGGATAGGGGAGTTCTTATCGGAACGGTCTATGCTAGGATCTGTCTGTAGACCCACAATAAGATAATCGCATTGTTCTTTTGCATTACGCAACATCTGAACGTGACCTGCATGTAACAGATCAAATGCAGAACAGGTAAAACCAACTTTCATAAAATAATCCTTGCCATATTATAATTTATATGATAAAATAAGCATGTTGTCTGCCCCCCAGTCAATGTAACGTTTAGTGAATGGTTGTAGGGAACTTTAAAATGTTATTAGGCGAGTCACTATCCATCGAAACAAACTCATCGTCATACTCTGGTTCAGTACCTTCATAATCCATGATAGAATCAACTGCTTGAACATACTGTTTCAAAATTTCGTCAACTGGATTAGCGATACTGACAATCTTATCCAACTTCAAAAGAATGAATCTATCCGGATCATCCTGATAACACATGAACAAACGGAACGACCACATTCTCTGGCCATCTTCGGTTTGCGCAAACTGGATGGTAAGAGGATTTCTAATAATAAGATCATAATCATCTTCCTCAAGGATCTCACACATGATCTCTTCACCAGTGGATAACTTGAGTTGTTTCACTTGTTTTAAATCATATATCATCATCGTTTCCTTATTGATGTTGCTGTACCATTCTTAATCCAATAAGACACCATCGCGGGTGTCACACCATGTGCATCTGCACATTCCTTACAACTATTATATATCACTTCTTTATATAAGACTTTCTTTGATGTATGACCTTTTCTACACGTTCCATACATTGGATTGTCTTTACCTTTCAATCCACTATGTCCGGAATTACCATTACGTCTTAATGTAGACGATATCTTTTCTCTATGTTCCTTTGACAGTTTACGGCCAGGAACAGAACCTTGACCACTTTCTTCTCGAAGATTTGCAAACTCTTTACTCTCAACAATATTCCATAGTTCAGAATAGTACATACCTATATCACGAACTTCTTCTTGAGATTTACACTCTGCAATGATTTCGGTATGTATATCTTCCTTACCGTACTTCTTTAGATGTTTTTTCCAGATGTGACCAGAGCCAACATATTTGTAGGGGTCAGAAGATGTTTGACCGAAATACTTCAGTCCACTTATTTTATGGGTTTTGAGATAGAGATATATAGTAGTAGACATGATTAGTTCCTCTTTGACTAATTATTGTTTAGGGGGAGGGGTGTTTGCAGCACCCTTTTCTCCGTTACTACTATTTATACGTTTGCGGTTTTCTACCGCAGACTTTAATCTACTATCAAACTCACTTTCGTCAATGTATCCACTAGAAACTAATGCACAAATTTTATCGTGCAGTTCCCAGTACTCTGCGTCAGTCAGTCTGTTCATCATTACCCTTCAGGTCTATCTTATATATCTTGTACCGGAAGCCCTCTTTCGTGTACATCTTAACACGTTCACCCGAATGGTTTAAAGTAAAGTTACGGTGTCCTTTTACAGAGAAGTCGTCAGCGATATCAAATAACTTGGTCACTGCTTCGTTGTCGGATTGTCTGAGTCCACGTCCGATTGACTGAAGAACCTTGACTTGAGACTTTGATGGAGTCCCAAAAACAATATTGTGCAGATTCCTAATATTGATACCAGTACTAAAAGTCCCCAAACTAGCGACAATAATTGCATCATTTTCTTTCTCCACTATTCCCCTAATTTTCTCACGGTCAGTCGCATCAACTTCACCAGAAACATAGAACACTTTCCGGTTGGTATCAGATACCGCGTCTTTAATCATTTCGTATAAAACCTTACCGTGTTTTTCTACGAACTGAAACATGACCAAACTATTACCATCTAGGTCTTTTGTAAGTTTAGTGATGAACTTATTCCTTCGTTCATTTGTAACTATGTAGTCAATTTCTTCCTGATAGGTCTTGTCCTTCATCCGTTGACAGATATCATTGTGATACCTCAGAAGAAGAATCGAGATCTCTAGATCAGCAAGTGTTTTCTCTTCTTGCAACTTTGCAGTAGTAGTAACCTTATATACAGGGCCAAACAAACCCTCAAGTACAAGTTTGTTCGTCTCGGTACCATCTAGTGTACCGGTAGTACCAAATCTATACTTAGCATTAACACATTTATCCATCATAGTAGATAGAGACTTTGCCTTGAATAGATGCACTTCATCACCAAACACTGCATCGAATTGTTCGAACCACTCGGGGCCAAACTTATAGATCGACTGCCATGTAGAGATGATAACGTCTTTATCAGTAACCTTCTCCTTACCAGAGTAGATCCTGTGACATTCATTCTCCACGTCATAACCATAGTCAATGAAGTCTTTATACATCTGTTCTACCAGACTTGTTGTAGGAACAATAACTAAAACTTTACCTACGTTTTCTTTATCCTTGACAAACCGCAATAAATTGTATATAATAAAACTCTTGCCGCTGCCGGTTGGAGATAGTAACAAACACCGCTTGTTTTCAATACCATGGGATATCGCTTCGTACTGGTAATCTCTCGTATCGAACGGACTACCGAGGTTTCCTAGGTACTTGACTAACTCGGGATGATTCACCTTGGTAGTTGAACTAGGAATACCATACTCTTCGTGTTCTAGTATCTGTAAAGGATAGAATCTATCACCACAGAATTTACGCAGATGATGGTACAGTCCAACATTAAGACTTTTTGTCACTGTGTTATAAAGTTTCACACGACCGTCCCAAACCTTACGTTTGTATGCGGGCATATATTTGTAGCCGGGAACAAAAAACGCAAAGAATTCCCGCAACTCCATTTCTTGGTGTGCGTTACTCTCTATCGCCAGATAAGAATGGTTTAACATTCTTACCCGTATCGTGTTGTCTTTGTTCATACAGTCTCTTTGCCAAGTCAATCATATTAAGTTCTACACACATTCCATGTTCGTGTAACCAGTTTGCTTTATCTACATCTTCATCATCATACTGTCGCATTATGCACCCGCTTCAAATGCCCTATATCGAATCATATTACCAATCGTTTGGTGGCGCCAATTAAGACTTTGAACGATTTCTTTCAATGTATCTATAATTGTATTATAGTATTGTATCTTCTCTTCGGACTTCTGAATCTCAGGATCTGCATCATAATACAAATCCATGTCACCCTTGAGTACTTTGAGTCCATCGAATGGATCTAAATCCCATCCAGTAGCAAGTAACTCTTTTTGATCCATCTTACCATTATAGTACTTCCATTTTTGTAACAAGAGAGTCTTCTGAGAGTTCTCTGCACGTTTGAGTTGTAACTTTGTAAGAGATAGGTACTGCAAATATTTTGCATGTAGACTAGGCGTGTGTCGAGACACCTCGTCCAGTTGGTGTTGTGAAATTTGGGAATCCTCTTTCCACTCTGATAATATACTTTCAAGGTCTAACATAATAATCTCCAATAATCAAACTGTATTTATATGATCAATAACGTCTTCCCAGAACTCTAGATTGAACCCGAGAGTATATGAGAGGGTAATTCTTTTACTGTCTGTTGATGCGCAATGGTATATGATACGATCTGTCTCTTCAGAAGAACCAAAGTATCCAGCCTTACATGTCCACCCCTTCTTATCCTTCATGCGAATATGATCTTTTGTTATGGGATCGACCCACTCAAAATAACCATCACCGGTCTCGCTCCATGTGAATATAAGATTGTATGAAGATGCGTTTTGATTTGTATGCCATCCAATATATCCACCAACCGGATATAACTGACTAAGCGCAGAATTGCGCACTCCTAGTTCAGTCTTCAATCTTTCATCCAATGTTATATAGGATTTTCGGTAGTCCAGATTAGATGAATCGTCATGATCGGGTTTGAGACAATAAGACCTTGCTGACTCGGGTGATCCATCATGACCTACTTGTATAGATTGTAAGTATTCGTCACTAATCCAATGATCTCTATTCTCTCCATCAAGAAAGGTATTGGTCTTGGTAACATCGTATTTGTCAATAAACAACTCTCTAAAACCTTCTAGTATATCCAGAAGATTCTCATTCATAATATAGACGTGTCTCATTTATAACAACTCGAAAGAACTGAACCTAAAGCTTACTGTGAATGTAGGGTATTGTATATCACTAACATTAGATTGTAAAGTGATTGGACTAACATTTGTTGGCAAGGCATCAAAGTATTTGATCTGCACATTCTTGTTGTTGTGACTAGACATGATAATCAATGTTATATCTGCGTAAGTACTGCGAATAGTACCCTCAGAACCCACTGCATTGTCCTGTGACTGGTTTACGATACGTTCCAACCAGTTCTGCATCTCCTTGTATGAAACAATATCTTCATCAAGAATGATCTCTACGGTGAGTTCCCCATAGGTAATTTTATCACCCGCAAGAGGAACCGAAGTAATACGTTGGGTAGGTAACTCTGTTGGATTAACTGAGGAGCCAGGATGTGTTACACTCTGCGCAAAATAACTCAGATTCTTATAACCATCACCGGATATAATAATCTTAAATCCTGTGGGTTGTAGATAATTTTTATTTGATGTTAACTCTGCCATTATAACTCTCGTTGATTTTACTTTTATTTATACACATTATAGTGGTCTATCAATGGACAATTATCTAAAATATAGACCACTATAATGGACATAAAAAAAACCCCCATCCGAAGATGAGGGTCAAAAGGTGATTTAACGACCGGGCGCTCCCAATCCAACCACTCTTATTATTTTATGTATACTACCATTACGCGAGGATATTATCTACGCGGAAGATTCTGTAGTAAACATTGCTCTTAGCAGCGGCAAGACCGTTACTTGGAGTAGAACCGACAAACGGGTTAGACGCCATACCATAACGAGTCTTGAACCCGATACGTGGTTGGAAGTCATTCTCGCCAACGGCTTTAACCATTTGCAGTGGAACGTATGGGCAGTAGAATACACCTGCGTCATATGCGTTAGTACCTTTGTAACCTACAGTGATGTAGTCAGCAGAGGCATACGGGTCAATATAGACCTTAGTGCGACCGTTCAAAGTACCAGCAAAAGTGTTACCAGTGTCATCAACCTGAAGGTTGGTAGACATTGCAGGAGTGTAGTCCAACATACCAGAAGCAGCAAGTGCAGTAGCAACGTCAGAAGAACAGATAACAACGTTACCTTTTCCACGGCGAGTTTCTTTTGCAATTACGTTTGCTTCGCGGTCGATCTGTACAACCAGACCCTTGAACTTCTCAGCAGACCAACGACCGTCAGCATCAGTTGACAAGTCAAAGATACCTTTAGTAGCAACGTTAGACTGGAGAGCACCAGTTTTAGCTTGACTGTTGATAGTACGAACAACTTCACGGTTGATTTCCGCAAGGATCTCAGTAGAGAGGATGTTAGCAAGTTCAGTTTCTGCATCCAGACCGTGGATTGCTTTCAGGTCTTGTGCAAGTTCTAAACTGTACTCAGCTTTCAACGCACGAGATACGGCAGTTACAGTTGCCTTCTCGATGGTGAAACCCATTTCTGCGAAAGGTGCACCAACACCATCACCCAGTGCTTCAGCAGCAGCGGTAGTCATACCAGTTGCAGCAAGTGAAGTCAGACGAGAATCGTCTACACTTGAGTCAACAGTGCGAACACCAGTTTCAGAGTCATCAGAGATGCCGTTGAAACCAGAAGCGTTATCAGAATCGTGAGTACCGGTACGGTCACCAGAGAACTGAGTTTCTGCTTCTTGGAACAATGCTTCACGTGAAGAAGTTGAACCAGCACCATAACGTGCCTTCATCGCGAAGATGAGACCAGTTGGGCCAGACATTGGTTGAACGCCACATACGTCATATGCCATCAAGTTAGGCATTGCACGGCGAACGAGAGAGATCAATACTGGATCCCAGTTACCTACAGAAGTAGTGTTGTTGCCCGGAGCAGCTTCGTTCAAAGAACCGAAACCTGCGTGTTGAGCGCGCTCTTCCATCATTGCTTTCTCTTGGTTTTCCAAGATTGCAGCAGTAACAGCTCTACGTTGGTGATCTTTGATCTCGCCAGCAGAACTTTCGTTCAGGACGGGAGCCCATTTTTCGATAAGAGTATCGTAAGAATTCATTTGGTTATTCCTTATTGAGTTCTAGAAGTTTTTCTAATTGCAGTGAGGTAAGAATCCATGCTTGAAGACACTTCAACAGTTGTTTCAGGTTCCTCATCTACGGCAACTTCTTCACTAATTTTTTGAGAAAAGTAAGATTCGCGGATAGTAGCAACTTTAGATGCGAATACTTCCGCACTTTCAAAATCGATACTTTCAACGAGACCTTTCAGTTTCTCGACTTGGGTGTCTGCCAAACCACGAGCAGCTTCAGCAATGATAGAATCACGCTTCAACACTTCGAGTTCTTCTGACAGTTTAATGGACTCACCAGTTTGAGAATTTAACTTCTCTTCAAGTTCTTCAACTTGACCTGCGAGTTCATCAACTAGGTCTACCTTGGACTCAGGTACTTCGATGTGAGATTCTACGAATAGATCCTTCATCTTGTCCATAAAGTTCTCTGCGATTTCAGTACGGAGACCGTTCTGAACAGCAACTTTATTATCTTCCATCCAAGTTTCAACTACGTAGTTTAAGTAAGAATCAACTTTCTCAACAAGATCACTCTTAATAGACGCGACTTCTTCAGATAGTTCTTCTTGGTATTGTTCCTCTAAACGAGAAACTTCTTCGGACAGTTTAGATTTAACAGCAGCTTCAAAGATAACTGAAGTTTTCTCTTTGAACTCATCAGACAAAGTTGCCTCTGACTCTACGAGTGCATCAAGTTCACTTACTGTATCAATTTTTTCTGCAACTACTTCAACATCAAACTCGACATCTTCGCCCATCATTTTACCGTATGCAGCCTGAAGATCCATTTTTTTCATGGAGTTCATCTTCTGGTACATAGAGTTAATCATGCCCGCTTTTGTCTTGGGTAATGTTGCTTTCTTAGTTGCATTGGCCGCCTTATCTACTGACGCTACAGACTCAGGTTCAGTTACACCATCAGTTGATGTTGCGCCAGCACCTTTAGGTTCTGCTTTTTCTTCGAGAGTTTCCTCCACGATTTCGTTAATATCATCGTGAAGTTCTACTTCGACATTAGTTTCATCAGTCATTATAGACTCCTTACATATTAGATTTGATTAACGAGAGGAAATTTTTAAACTCACGAATTTGAACAGCAGAACTGTACGCCTTCGGTGCATTTTTGATTTCTGTCTCCATATCTTCAATTATCTGTTGTTCCAAAATACCGTTATTCCAGATCCAATCCACACCTTCCATAATACCATTAACAAAAGCATCAGGTGCGGAGGGGTCTTGTACTATGTCGATAGTTGCAAGGTGAAAATCTTCACCAACATATGCGACACCATTTCGGTTCACTAGACTTCCCATACCACGAGTTGACACACCTAGTTGAACACCACCTTCTAGAAGACCTTGAACGATCTTACCCATCGGAGTATCCAATATTTGTGCCTTTCCGACCACATCATTTCCCTCAAATCTGAGGTCTGTGATGAGATGCGAAACTTTATCCAAGTTAACAGTTGGGCCTTCCGGATGATTTAACTCACCGACTGCTCTCTTCTTGCTAACTTGTTCGGTAACGTACTTATTTACAGCACGTTCCATAATTGCTTTGGGGTAAATTCGCCCATTACGATTCTTTTGATCTGCTTGAGCGAATACGCCCTCGATGACATATTTCTTGGCACCGTCTTCTTTCTTTTCTACGATACACTGAATGTCGTTTTCGTAGTATTCGCTAATCAGTTTCATTTTAATTCCTTTACGACTGTCTTTGCAGTCTTCTCAGCTTCTTTTTGATCCTTGAAGGTGTCTAACATATCACCGTCAATATACAAAACGAAACCCTTCGAGTCTTTCACGATCTTAACAGGTACTTTATCGATCTTCTTATCGAAGACGACTTTACCTTTGGAAGCGATAGCTTCTCTTAATTGACCGAATGTTTTCATTTTAAGTTTTTCCGTTTATGGTATTATTTATACAAATTCCATCTTTAACAATAAACTTTTATTCGGTATCGTCAGACTCGTATTCTGTCTCATCTTCGACTTCATCTTCTATTTCATCTTCGATGAGATCGTCATCTTCGAAGTCTATCTCCAGTTGATCTTCTTCTAC